GCTCAACATGAAAACTAAATACATGTGTGGGGTTGATTACCAACATGAATTTAAGGCCGGTTTTGCCAGCATTTACGATTCTTTAGAAGAGATTAAAAATAATAGGCCTTGTTCAAAACAATGTGGAATTGTTGAAGTCGTATTTGATGAAAATGATAAAGAAGTTTCACATAAATGGATTCAAGAGCAAAATATTTATGGTAAAAATTAACTCAAATCCAAAGACCAGAATAGAATCTGTCCTGTGAAATCGAATGAGATGTGGTAGATTCCTTTAGTAGCAACAGTTTCTTTAATATTGCTTATTTTAGCTTTTGGAATGCTCCAAATTGTTTCGCCTGTGCTACGATCTTCCAGTCTAAGACTAACGTAATTGCTAGCAGCGAGATCGGAAAAAAGAGGACGAAGGTTTACTCCCTGAACTCCACCACTATTTTTGGTCCTAACAACGGTTGCGCTACCCTTAACCATGTTTTGGCCGCCGCCGGCGATTTCTTGTGGATATGGCGAATTAATACCGTATATAGAGTACTCTCCCGTATCGACATTAACAGAAACGTTTTGGGTGACGGGATAGATAACATTATTTACATATAATCTGCATAAAGCCGCTGTAACTATTAATGAATTTGCCATATAAATCCTTATGGTCCGTACACGTAAGCAATTTCATCAGCGCCAGTAGTACTTTCCCAACCACCTAGCCCTATGCTCGATGGATAAAGAACGGTGTAGATCACAGTTACGCCTGCAGCGGTAATACTATCAATAAGATTTTGAGCGTATACGCGACCAGAAGCGGTATCTGTTAAATAAGGTTGATAATAACTACCATCGGTTGGTAAAGTAATTGGGCTATCTTGTGTAACCAATAAAACAGATGATCCAGTAGGATGGTCTTGTTGAATAAAATATGCGGGACTAATTAACAATGTTCCGCTTGAAGGCGTGGCAATATATGGGATCGGACCTTCTTGAGAACTAGTTCCGTACCCAATAATAATATGTCCTGCGGTATCTGGAAATCCCGTAGAATCGGCTACGGTAATGACTCTACTTGTTTCACCATTAACGTCTTCGGTTAATGTGGTACTGCCACCGCCAACTACGAATCCCTGAGTTGTATCGTATATATAAGGACCATAGTTTTCTGGAGTTGAGGGACCGGCATCTGCTGTAGTAGAAGCATTTGTATTTGCCATAGTAAGCACGTTGTCTATCGTGGATAATGTCAATAATGGATAAATAGTGGCTATCGCAGATTCTGCTTTTGTAGCAACTGTCGCCGCACTATCACCACTATCTATATTTACTTCGATCCCAGTGAATCCTGAAGGAGCGGGATCGGTATTGCTGCCTCCAGTAACATTTAGCCAAGCATAAAATTGATAAGAGGTGCCTAAATTATTATTTATAAAATACGCAGCTTGTCCAGTTGATGGCACGTTTGCACCAGAAGTAAAAGTAAATTGAGTCGTTGGTTGTTCGGTTACACCATGTAGGTGCGCGGATCCAATTCTTGATCTCTTGATTACCTGTGTAGTTGCTGGTACGAAAATTTGCAAAATATTGGCCTGGGTTTGATACACTGCGGCATAATAGGCTTTATTCAAAATAGTTTCACGAGTTGGTGTAAAAAATTGAATAGCATCATTTGATCCTTGAACCACAATTCCAGGGCTTCCTGTTGGATTATTGATTTCAAAATAGGCCACATTGACAGCGCCGCCTTGAGCAGCTACAATGGTAAATGTGCCTTCATTGTCGGAAGATGCAAAACCACCACCAAAAATATTTACGTATTGCATTGGTTGAACGTCACCAATTTCTGGATTTGCACCACCGCTCCAAGTAAATCTTAGGTTGCCACCAGAAACTAATGTAATAGTGTATTGAGTAGAAAAATTGCCAGAAGAAGAAACTGTTGATGGAAATAAAAGTACGTTTTGTGCTCTACCACCCAAAACCGTAACTGATGAAGATGCGCCAATGGTATCGCTTAGAAGCTGAACGTAGTTCCCATTACCATCATTATTTAAAATCGCACTTCCAGAAACACCTAAATTGCTTAACCCAACCGAAATCGCATTAGCGACTTCTTGAGCAGTAGCGGCTCCAATATCGGTAAATTGATCGGTATTAAAAGTGATTGTGCTAGTGTTGGCCCCATCAAAATTAACAATTAATTGATCACCATCTTCTAAAGCATATGGCTCTAAAGTTTGAGCGTTGCTCGTAGCTTTAACGAATTCGTCTCCAAATACCGCATCTAAAATATTATTAATTAAATCTCTAACTTGTTTACGATTTTTTACTTGAATACCAATGGTACGAAATACGTCGTCACCTAATCCAATAGATGGATCTCTTACAATTCCGTAATCGGCCAATCTTAGGTCTAAATAATTACCTTGTGCGGTTGCAATATATAAACTATCATTAACGGCTTGAATAGAATTGACTAAATACACAGATGGCATTGCCAGCGCATTTAAAACAGCATCAACATTGGGACCCTTGATGAACGGATTCAAATAACTTCTAAGTCTTATGTATTCCTGTTCTTTAGTGGTTACTGACATATTAGCTACCAATCAATGATACAGAAATATCTGTGGCTTGATTTACAATGAAAGCTTTTTCTCCTGTTACCAACTGTATTTCATCAGAAGCTACCGTATATGTTGGGCTAGTTAAAACAACACTGGTCACACCTGGAATCAAACGCACGGTTTCTACGATAGAAGACAAGTCAATTGATTGACCTAAGGGATTTGCTTGAATTAATGCGTATACCGAACTTTGAATTTGGCTCGTAATTTGTGGAAAACTTACGCCAATATTTGTTCTAATGGCCAAAGCGATCTGTATTCTCTTTAGAAGTGGTTCTCTAATAAAAATATCGGTTCCGCTAGCTTGAACACCAGGGTATGTAATAGCATCTCTGGGATCACCATATACAACCCTGTTTGCTTGTCCAATTAAGCCCGTATCGTAGTTATAGCTATCGATACCGGTTCTAATGGTAGTTGGAAAATTAAGCTTACCAGAAGAAGTTAGACCAACACCACCAGATAAATCAATTTTTTCAAATTGCGCAGATGTGTTAAAAACAACATTGGTAAATGTGGTTGATCCCGGATCCATGGCAACAAAATCCACTTGTTTGTATCCGGTATACGGTGTTCCTTCTACAACATTTAATGAAATAGAGTTACCGGCTAAATTGTTGTTATATTGTGTTGTAATAATTCCTTTTACGATGATTGTATTTTGATTTAATACTTGTAAAATATCGTAATTTCCAGAATTGCCGGCACCTAATACAGTACCGTTGACAGAAAGAATGTCTCCGGGAACCGTGGCTTCATATTGAAAGAATTGAATTTGTGGTCGGTTAACAGAAAATGTTACAGCAGAAATTGCGGATTGAGGAACCGCTGAAGGATTAATAACACTTAAAAATGGACGTTGACCGGTTTGAGTAACCACGAAACTAAAGGCGACAGGCATCGACACATCTACTGGAGAATTGGTTTGAGCGGCTACAGTTGCTGTAATCGTTACAACATTGGTTCCTGCTACATAAGTTGAGGTCATCGCAGTTAAAACACCATTGGTTGCCGCATACGTTTCGGCAGCAACTGTAGCAGCACTATCGCTATTGTTAATTATTACTTCAATACCAGTAAATCCTACTGGGGCAGGATCTGTATTGCTACCACCACTTACATTATACCAAATATAGTATTGATTGGCATTTCCACCATTATAAATTTCAAAGTAATCTGCGGTTCCAGATGAAGAAAATGTACTTCCAGATGGCAGATTTAATTGTACAACCTGTTGCTGCGCTGGGCCAGAATTTACAACCATGAAAGAACCTTGGTTGGGAGAAGAAAATCCGGACCCAAAAGTAACGACATCTCCTGGAAGCGTATTTCCTAAGGCAGGAGCGGTTCCGGTACCGGTCCAAGACAGCGTTTCTGTGCCACCGCTAGTAGTTACATTAAAAGTACTAGTTGAATCATATGCGGTAGAAATGATATTTGGAATACAGGTAATTTCTTCTTCAATAACATTGG